ACAGTATGGAAATGTTATTTGCAGTAGTGATGACTGTATTCTTCACTTTAATTTTAGTTTATTCGTTGGTAATGTAAGGAAAATAAAATGGCACATTTAGTAGAAACAATGGCATACGCAGGAAAAGTTCCATGGCACGGTCTTGGAGTTCCTGTATCAAACGACCTCACGCCTGCTCAGATGCAAGAAAAAGCAGGTCTTGATTGGGGTGTTCGTGAAGTCGAATCATTCGTAGAGTTTGACGGTAAAAAAATTGCAACAGGTTTAAAGTCTCTTGTTCGCGAAACTGACGGTAAGATTTTGACCAATGTTGGTGAAAACTGGAAACCTGTTCAGAACGATACTGCGTTTGAATTCTTTTCAGAATATGTAATGCAGGGTGATATGGAAATGCACACTGCTGGTTCACTTCGTGGCGGTAAAATGATTTGGGCACTTGCTAAAGTTAAGGACTCGTTTGAGTTGTTCAAGGGTGATCAGGTTGATTCGTATCTTCTATTTTCAAACCCTCATCAGTATGGTAAGACGATTGATATTCGTTTCACTCCTATTCGCGTTGTATGTAATAATACATTGACTCTATCACTAGAGCAACGTGCCGAACGTTCTGTTCGGGTTGGTCACCGTGCTGAGTTTGATCCTTCAATGGTCAAAGAGCAACTTGGTATTGCTACTGAGAAACTTCAAACATACAAAGAGATGGCGCAGTTCCTCGGTTCAAAGAGATACACTCAAGACAACGTGATTGAGTTTTTCAATACTGTGTTTCCGCGTTCTGCAGACAAACGTGTGCAGGGTAAAGAACTTTCAGTTGAAACTCTTTCACGGAACGCACGTGGCGCATACGATGTTCTTGAAATTCAACCAGGAGCAAAGTACGCAGAGGGTTCATGGTGGCAGGCATTTAATGCAGTCACTTATGTCACTGATCACTTACAGGGTAATAACGAAGACAATCGTTTGTACTCACAGTGGTTCGGTGGCAACCAAGTTCGTAAAGTAAATGCCTTAGAAAAGGCAGTAGAATATGCAGAGGTAGCATAATGAAAAAGATAATTGCAACAATCATGGTGATGGCAGCAACTCCTGCCATTGCCGAAACCACTCAGGATCACTACAAACAAGTTGTGGTTCAAACTCCATACAGTATTCAGGTTTGCACGCAAGGTAATGGGAGATCCAACCTAAATAACTTTTTAGAAGGTGCTATCATAGGGGGCATTATTGGTAACAATATTCCTGGTGAAAACGGTGGTGGTGCTTTGGGTGCTATTCTTGGTGGTGCCGTAAATACGGAAAATAACAAAGGCAATCAGTGTAGAATGGAAACGCGATATGAAGAAGAATATAAAGAAGTCTATTCTCATAGCACCGTTACCTTTACTCACAATGGTCGCACATATAGTTTGAGGTTCAATAAATGAGTATGAGAAGTGTAGAAAGGGATGTTCGTGCAATGTCTCTTGGATTAGATGTTGTAAATGCTGAAATTGCGCATTTAGAAAAAGCAAAACGTACAGATCGTGCTAGTAAAAAAAGACTATCACGTTTGCATGAAGCGAAAAGGCATCTAATTGAAAATCCAGATGAATCAAAGAAACTGATTGATAGGTTAAATTAATGAAAGCACATAAACCTGAAATGATTGCCGCATGGGCGCAACAAAATAAAATTGAAGGGTTTGAACAATATGATCCTAAAGTTCAAGAAAAGAATCGTATGCGCGCAATGAAGTGGAGACAGAAGCAGGATGAGAGAAAAACCTCTGAAACTCAAAGAACACAGCATTTTTAAGATCTCTACAATGCCGAGAAAAAGCATCCTTCGGGGTGCTTTTTTTATTTACTTAAACATATAAATAGGGTAATATAATATAAACGGATCTAAAAAGGCAAAAAAATGAAATCTCTAGTTTCTTTTATATCTGAAGGAAGTTTGACTCTTGGTGAAATCAACAAGTATGATTGGAGAATCAAACTCTTTATGCAGAAGTATAGCAATGGTGATCCATTTGAACTGACTGACGGTTCCTCTGGAATGATTGCTAAAAATACAGAAATAGAAGCAGTTATAAAAACAGGTAAACAACCAAATAAATTTAAGTTCGCACTTACTACTGGTAGAGAAATTGGATTTAAAGATTTACAAAAAACTAAAGAGTTTGGTGGCGGTACGTCTGGATCAGGTGGTGGTGCTGAACAAACTGCGGCAGCAGAATCAGCACAGTGTTTATATGCCCAGTGCCTTTGGGATAATGCTAATACATTTTTTTCTATAGACGAATTGAAAGCAGCATATACAAAAATTGATGTAGATACATCATTTGATGATATTATGAATCTTCCAGAAGATTGGAAAGTATCATCAATTCTTGGGGCAAAAATACTCAAGCGAGGAATAGGTCGTAGAACCTATAAGTGGTATCGTGGAACTGGTATTCAATCTTATATGGAAGGTAGATTCAAAACTCTTAATGCTGCGGCAGGTCGCCCATTTAATAACATTAATAAATGGACACCTGCTGATATTTGGGTTGTAGCAAATGACTCAGCAGTATATGATTGGGATAGTTGTGAAACGCTTGAATCTCTAAATAACATGTTACTTGAAGCATATGCTGCTCGTGATGTAATTGGTATTTCTTTGAAAAAGATTTCAAAAAAGGCAAAGGTTGTTCAAGTCAATTATAAAAAACCTTTTAAATCTCCAAAGTTCACAAAAGTTTCTTATGGGAAACGTGATTATTGGTTATCTAAAGACGGTTATATCCAGATGACTGGACGTGCAGAAATTCAGTTTAGAACATTTCCTACTTTTCAGGCAGAAATTGGAAGCGGTAACAAAGCGAAACACGGAAAAGTTTCTGGTGGAAAGGGTGCTTCATCTTTGATGGGTCAGATGATGGTTCAGGCAGGTGCTACTCCTATTGAAGATCAGGCACCATTGATAAGATTATTTAGAAGCAATAGAGATTCATTCAATCAAAAGTGGTACGCTGCCTACAGTGCCTCACCAAACAAAACTTTAACATATGATCAATTCTTAGCAGAAATAGAAAAAGATAATTTGCCACGTGGGGCAAAAAGGGATGATAATTGGTGTGTCTCAAAATATCTTGTTACAACACTTTTCAATAATATTAAAGGCAAAGAACAAGCATTCTTATCGTTGATGTTCAGGTATGCTTCCTCTGCTTCACCAGATTCAGCAGTTCATTTAAAGGTAAAATAATGCAGTTCAACGAATTTATCGCAGAACAAAAAAATACTCACATGACCCATATTGAGGACAAGGTTCTGTACGGTGGAGTCAACGGAACTAGAGAAGCGATCAATGCACTAAGAGCATTGCGCGATATGCTTGGAGGCGTGAAAGATGGTAGAGTTAGTGTTAAGTGGGACGGTGCTCCTGCTATCTTTGCTGGGACTGATCCTCGTGACGGGAAATTCTTCGTTGCTAAGAAAGGGATCTTTGCAAAGTCGCCGAAGGTATATAAAACTGACGAGGATATCGATGCTGACACTAGTGGCGATCTTGCTGACAAACTTAAACTTGCTCTTCAGCACCTTCCTTCAATAGGGATAAAAGGTATCATTCAGGGAGATTTTTTATTCTCATCTCCTGATGTAAAGACCGAAAAAATTAAGGGAGAGTCTTATGTCACGTTTCATCCGAATACGATTGTATATGCGATACCTGCTGACCAAGATGCTGCCAAAGAAGTTAAAAAAGCAGAAATCGGTATCGTCTGGCACACCACGTATACAGGCACGTCATTTGAATCTCTAAAAGCATCATATGGTGTAGATGTTAGCAAATTACGAAAATCAAGTAAAGTATGGTCTCAAGATGCAATGTTACGTGATTTGACAAGAGTAACTATGTCAAAGGAGGAAACAGATGAAGTTAATGCACTTCTTTCAGAAGCAGGTAAACTGTTCAATAAAATTAGTGGAACAACTCTTAGAGAACTTGAAGCGAATCAAGAACTTGCCCAACTCATTGAGCAATACAACAACACGTTTGTACGTCAAGGGTCAATCATTGGTAACACTAGGTCTCACACGAATGGTCTCGTTCGTTGGATCAATACTAAATTTAAAAAAGAAATAGAAAAAAGAAAGTCTGATAAAGGTAAGGCGACTCAACAAAAGAAACTTGATGACCTCCTTGCCTTTTTCTCAGCAGGAAATAAACGTTC